CGACTTGTTTCGGACACTGCCTCACGCCACGTCGCCGCAATCCAATGGAATACGTGGCACGTTTGACACGCGCGGCCACTTTTACAATCTTGCTATACGCTGGGACAAAACCATTGTTGACTTTGCAGACGTGCGCAATATCACACGCGACAATGAGGTCGCCGAAAGCGCGACCGATTTTGGGGGAGACAGTGAGCTTGAAACCACGTGGAACATAGCCCAGTCACTACAGGCCCACAAACTGCAAGGCACGACCATAGGCGCGGTGGCAATGAACAATTACATCGGCGGCGATTATCGTAGGTTTCGGGAAAAATTCCCGCCATTGGACGCGACGGATTACAAGCGTATGCGAGCTAGCTATTTTGGTGCGTACTTACAGGCCAAAGCGGGCGAGTATGCCGAGTGCTCAAGCTGGGACGTGAACTCGTTATATCCGTATATCATGCGCAACCTGCCGTTACCATATGGGGGTCCGGAATGGTATGACGGTAAATATGAGGCGGACAAAACCATGCCGCTACACATCGATATCATATCGTTTGCCGCCACGTTGAAGAAGGACAAATGCCCGACGCTGACAAACCTGTTGCCGTTATGGGGGTTCGAGCACGTTCGACTGCCGAGTACGTTTGGCGTGGTCACTATGCCGCTTACCGACGTAGACCAACAGACGTTACGTGAAAACTATGACATTGATATATATGAGGTTCAAGGCGGTTGGAAATTCCGCAAAAGCCAAGGACACTTTCAAGCGTACGTTGATGAGTGGTTTCACGTGAAACAATCCGAGACAGGCACTCGAAAACGTATCGCCAAGCTCATGCTTAACTCATTGGTAGGAAAGTTCGGCGCAAGCATCAACAGGCCCATGATGGAACCCATTTTAGATGAGTCAACGCAAGAACTGCGGTTTGATGTGAAACCGGCTAACGCTTTGGCGTCGCTCGCATATGTGCCGGTGGCCGCGTATGTTAACGCCTATGGACGGCAGATTTTAACACGTGCGATAAACCGGAACCAAGACAGGGTCATATATGCCGACACCGACAGTATGATAGTGACTGGATTGGACGTGCCGCATGGCATCGAGGCTAGCCAAGGCAAGCTGGGCTCATGGAAAAACGACTACCGATACAAGCGACTGCGAATATTGGGGCCGCGCAAGTATTGCGGGGAGACTGTCGAGGGCGATACCGTCATGAGATTATCTGGGGTCAAACGCCGTGACCCGATACCGTATGACAGTTTCCTTGAGGGGAGTAGGCTTATGAATGACTATGGTCAGGAATTTGTGTTATAATGGGAAATGTGCGGGGCATGCTCCTTGAATTGACACGCTAGCCCTCATGCGTGGCACGCGGTAAGGCGCGGCATGGGGATGTAAAATGGTATGCCATACCCTAGGTGCAGTAAGAGTCTCGGCATGGCCTACATCATCTGCATGGCCCCATTATTGGGGCCATGCCTTAAACGAAGGAAGTATCATGGACAACGACAAAACCGACACCACCTCGGCCGACATCATGCCGCCCGGTACCGACAACAACGGCGACGGAGAAGACAACCCGCCCGAGCAGAACCCGGAAACACAGGACAACAATACCGACAAGGACGCCAATCCGGCCGAAGCCGACACCGATAGCGACATGAACGCACGCATTACAGCGCTGGAGTCGGCTATCACGGAAATCTCCCAGACTCTTGCGGAAATTCAAGCCGCAAACGCCAAGACGGTATTGGGTGGCAGTGACGAGTCCAACGACCTACCCGATGAAGCCGACGCGCTCACCGATGATGACGCCAACGGTACCTATCTTACTTTTGATGACCTCTACGAAAAGGATGAAGACTAATGGCAACTCCCAACGTGACCAATAGGCAGACGTTACGCCCGCTCACCGATTTTAATAATGTCCAGCTGTTGAACATGATTCGCAACGAGTCCAGCCCGGAATACCAACGTCGTATCCCAGCCGCGACTCAGAGCAATATGGACATCACCGTTTCTACGCTCATGTCCAGCACCCAGCTGAAGAACGAGTTTTATTCCTCGCTGATTAACCGTATCGGCGGCACTATGGTACACACGTGGAAGTGGTCGAACCCGCTCTCCGTGTTCACCCGCGCGTCGCAGACGTATGGCGATACATGGCAAGAAATCGCCGTGGGTATGCCGCTCGCACAGGTGTACGACCCGAACGCCGAATACTTGGGGGCGGACAATTTCCGTAAGTGGAAAGTCGATGTGGACTCGCTCTATCACCGTCTCGACTTTGCGCATTTTTACCCGGTCACTACCGATGATAAGACTCTCCGCCGTGCGTTTACGTCTGACAATGGCCTCTCTTCACTGACCTCCCAGCTTATCCAGTCGTGCTATAACGCGGCCGAAGTTGACGTTTTCGAGGCCATGTGCCACATGTTTACGCAGTACGCGCGACTGGGCGGTTATTGGCGTGTCCACATGGACGCTAACTTGAACAAGATGACCAGTACTCAGGACGAGGCGCGCGGACTGTTGCGACAGATTCGCTCTTGGGCCGATAGTCTGAAGTTCGTTTCGACCCGATACAACGCGCGTCACATGCCCACGTTTGCCAAGCCCGAAGAATTGGTGTTGTTCTGTTCTCCTGAAGTCAAGTCGGCTTTGGACGTTCAGGGTCTCGCTACCGTGTTCCATCGCACCGACGCAGAGCCGACTATCGACCGTATTATCGTTGTGCCCGAAGACAGGTTCGGTATCGACGGTGTTCAGGCGATTCTCACGACTGATAAATTCCTCATTGACATTCCGGTTATCGAGGAAATGACTCAGCAGACCAACCCCGTCAATATCAACAGCGTCAACAATTACTTGCACATGCAACGCATTATTTCGGTGTCCGGTTTCGCCCCGGCCGTTCTGTTCTGGAATGGCGCTGGTTCTACGGACAACGTCGTGCTTCCGGCCGGTACCGCCGCGACCACGCCGAAGTTCGCGCTGAAGCTTTCCGCCTATGGTGAGGGTGTAACCACGCCGGAGAACGTGGCACGTGGTGGCGCGGTACAGGTCGAGGCTGATACCACCATTGCCAATGACGGTCAGGCGTCATGGCGTTCCGGTGCCGTCAAGTGTTCTATCGGCGCGACCGACAAGAATCTCTCGGAATGGACGTATATTAGCCCGACTGGCGTATTGGTGGTCGGCATCGATGAAGCCAATACCGTCATTCCGGTACAGGCGACTGCCGATTACATCAACCCGGCTACCCCCGAAGTGCCGAACACGGTGAGTGCGTCGCTTGACGTGCCCGTGGTTGGAGACGGTGTTATCGGTTTTAGTCCGAGTATTGTCGCGTCCATTACTGTTGACGCCGTTTCGGTCAAGACTGGTAAGACAGGGCAGGCGCACGCCACCGCCGTGATGATTGACGGCCGTAAAATCGACGTGACCAAGCAGGCCGCATGGACTAGCGCCGACACTGCGACGGCAACAGTGGACAATACTGGCCTAGTCACCGGCGTGGCCACAGGTTCCACCAATCTGACCGCCGCGCTGTTCGGCGTCAGCGGTCAGGGCACTGTGACAGTCGCCTAATCTGCGATATAATAAAAGGGAGTGTTTCACGTGAAACACTCCCTTCTTTATGAAAGGGATAGTATGCTGAGAGATATCAACCCTAACGTCGAGGCGACGTTTAACTGGGCTCAATGGACGCCTAACACGTCGCTGAAACTCTGTAACGTGCCGTGGGATAGCAGTTACCGTGACCTAGCACGGTTCGAGTCGCCGCAGAAACAGCAGGAATGGTTTGACCGACGGCCCGGCGTTGATAGGGTGCGTGGCGTCATGCATATGTTCGGACAGCCCGTGCGCGTCGAACTGCCATTCAACGAGGCGTCCAACTACAACTATGTTGTGGTGTATAACGATTACCCCGACTTGGAGACGCCGCGATATTGGTATTATTTCATCAATCACGTGGATTACATCAATGCATACACTACTCAGCTCACTGTGCAATTGGATGTTTGGCAGTCGTTCCAGCATGCACTTAGGTTTGGGTCATGCTATGTGGTGAGGGGCCATATCGGTATTGCCAACGAAAACCAGATGACCGATTATGGTCGCAGTTATCTCGCACTACCCGAAGGGCTGGACACCGGTAGCGAAA